TTGTTTGACGGAGTTACTATACCTTTCAGTGTGTCAGATGCCTTTAGCTCGGCCACTAGCTTTATGTCCTTATATAAAGATTGGATTTTGCTGGGCTTGGGTATCGCCCTGGCTGTACTCATTATCAGCATATTGTTTTGGAACATGCAGAAGTCTAAACGGGCCGCTGCGATTACATCTCTACTTAATAGTGGAGGAGTTAAAACGATTGAAATGGATTGGAAAGTCGGAAAAAGCGGGCAGTTGGAAGGTCGGGAAATACACGGTATTGGTAGGGGCTAATGCATACGTCATCCTGGATGCAGCTGCGCGGATCGGCGCTGCTCCGGATAGGAAATGTATACGCTAAAGGATCTGCCGGCGAAAAAATCGTATACGAAAAAAGCTTCAGCAGCTCGCCGGTCCGGAACGGATCGTATACGGCTTGCTGACTAAGGGAGTGTAAAAGAGTGGATGGAGTTTTTAGTTACTTTGTAGCGATAGGAGCCGGACTGTCAACGGGGGTAGCCCTGGTCTTTTTCCCAGCAGCCTGGCTGTTCAACAAAATTAGAGCGAAAGGCGGTAAAGCAGATGCTATTCGCAGCAAAACAAGAGCCATATGAACCGCAAGACACCTTGATGATCTTCAAAGAGGACGGAACCGCGGACTTAGCTGCCGTGACGGAGATAAACGACGAGAGGCTGTATGCGGAAAACTCGGTAACATCCTATTCAGTGCCGGTAGGAGATTACAAAGCCTTTACAGGGCGTAAGGGCCGTATATTTCTGTGCGGGGCAGAGCTGGACGCGGCATCCGACTATCAGCGGATCGCTGCACTTGAGCGCAGCACCGTGCTCCGGCAGATTACGCACTTCCAGGGCGATCCGCCGATACCTAGCAGCAAACCTATTGGCAGATACATCCTGATCGGCGTGGCCGTCATGATCTTCCTGATTATTTTAAAGGCGGTGTAATGCATGAGCACGGCTTACGATAACGCAGACAAGATACAGAAAGTCATAAATGATGACCTGTTCCCTACCGTCCAGCATGTATCTGATGTAAAACAAGTCTTAGACTTTATGACCGACTATGCTGCCCCGCTCTCCGAGGAGCAAGTCAGAGCCATTTTGCTCCTGGAAGAGCTGGGCAATAACCAAAGGCTGCACGGCAAGAGCAATCCTTACTCCTGGATCATAAAAGACATTACCACCAAGCATAAAAAGGCCGTGAGCCGCACCGAAACATTCCTTCGGACCATAGAGGAGCTCATCCCCAAGCCGCCTAAGCCAATCATCCTGGCGGACGGCCGTCCGGCCAAGGGCAGGGGGTAGGCCATGCCGCATATTATTGGGATCATGGGCAATCTAGGCGTCGGTAAGACCACGATGGCGAGCATGATGGCCTGGCTTTACAAAAACGCTATCGAAAGCATCGGCGGACACGCTAAATTGTTTGCGAACTATGACCTTAACGGCGCCGAACGCATGAAAGTGGCTGAGGATTGGTTTAAAGTAGCTGAAGCTCATGGCAGCATATGCGTGTGGGATGAGGCGCACCGATCTTTCAATTCCAGGACGGCGCTCAAGATGGACAACATCATTGCCACGGACATACTGACCTTTGCCCGCAAAATGGCCGCGATTCAGATATTCGCTACACCAAGTGTTTCCAGGCTGGATAACCGGGTACGGGAAATGCTGGAGGTGCTGCTACACATCCGGCCAGCCGGTAACAAAGGCATGAATATCGACTATTACGACTTCCAGGCAGACGGTTACGGTCGCCTAGGGAAGCTGATCCATACGAGATTTTTAAGCAGCTTTAAAGTTAATCAGATTCACAAGTTAAATTTATTTGATTCACATAGCTTTGTTGGTGGGTTTCCTCTTCCAAAAACGGAGCGGGCCGCAGCTAAATTTATGGACGAACTTGAACGAGTACACGACGAAGCAAGGAGGAAGCTTTATGACAATCATCCCGCCGAACGTATTGAGCAACGATCCCCAGCACTTGTTGTACCATTTCCCGGGGATGCATCCGGTAAAATACACTAAGCTGTACCACGATTACCATTTTTGGCGTGCGGTGGACGCCGCAGAGCGCACGGCAGCTATGTTCGGTCGGCTCCTGGTTCCGGGAACTTGTTTGCATTGGGGGCGTAAGTCACGCCTGGCTGACCGGCGTATCCAGATCGGCAAAAATATGTTTTACGCACTGAGCAAAGACGAAATGACGGACATAGAACAGAGAAAGTACAACGAAACAGCCAGAGAAGAAGAAACGGCGGTAATGGCCTGAAAGGGAGGACAAGCGATGTTTGGATTAAGCAGAGCAAACAACGACGTAAAGAGCCTGGAAGCGGCGCAGGAGCTGCTATCCGCCCTGGAAACCTTAAAGGGTCGGCTGAATACGGCATTTAAAGATCGGGTAATCGACACGGGGTATTATCAGTCTGTCCGAGCTGATACGCACAGCATCGAGCAGACGCTGCGGACTTTTGCGCTGCACCATGAGCGGTCCTATAATCGGTCGGTTGGATTTGTGGAGCGGATGCAGCAGCAGCAACCTAAAGGCATGCTGAGCAAATAACGTATGCAGATGCCAGGCAGCTCCGGCACTGGCCAGCGCCGATCCGCGCCGATATCTCCGGAGATTGCATACGAAAAAAATGGCCATTTTTTGAGTGTATACGAAAAAAGCTTCTGCAGGAGCTGCCAGGCGTCGGAAATGTATACGAAAGGGAGCGGAGAAATGAAGAACATAGATATAGTCAAGTTTGTCGGTCGAATATTGGAATTTGCAGCTGTGGTAGCTACTTTAATGGTATTTGTACGCTTAATTGTGTTTTCCATCAGCCATATGACAATAGATTTTTTGGGGTTTTTGGATACAACCGATGGCAGAATGGTCGCATCTACAATCGCAGCTGAGCTAGGTTTAATATTGGTCCCCGGGATCTACTTGTTTTTATGGCTGCATCGACTGGACAAATGGCTTGCGATCCGGAAGCTAAACAAGCAACTCAACACAGACAATCAAACTCTAGAGATAGAGTAACCATATATAGGGTAAAACGGGTATAAATGTTCAAAAAATACGAATTCAGGTTCTATTTAGAACCCAGGTTCGACATTTTTAAGGTTATTAAGCAAAAAGCCCTAGCAATGTGCATGGTAGACGTGGTAATATTTTCACAACGGAAATAAAAAAGGCCACGTTTCACGCAGCTAGGGTTTCCCGACCCTAAGCTGTTTACACCGATCCGACAATCGGCGAAACAGGCAGCGCTAATACATAGCCTCTTTCATTTTCTTTACTTCATTGTACCGGATTTTCAGACCGGAATCAATAAGAAAGCGGCATGTCAAGGCCCTCCTGTATCCCTTTGTGGGATCGGGAGGGCCTTTTTCGTTTCCTGGCAACGAGAGATACCAGGTAGCTAAAGGGCTTCGTCCAGAATTTTTTTCAAAAAAATTATGGGCCGGGGGCTTGATTTCCTATTGCCAAAAACGGGAAAAGGAGGCCGGGAGCTTGAGAGATATAGAGGTGTCAAGGTTGCTGAGTGTTTCCCACGGCGAAGGCTTTTGCGATTGCTGCGAGGACTGGAAGCCGCTTGTGCTGCTGGATGGCTCCGCAGAACTGATAGGACTTTGCCTAAACTGTCTGCCATCAGTGATAAAAGGGCTGGAAGCGAAGGCGCTGGAACTGGCGGACAAGTGACGTATACGAACGAACCTGGACCGGCGCGAGCTGCAGGAACTTTTCGTATGCGTTTTGCCGATCGAGATCCGGACGGGCGTATACGCTGGCGGCGCGGATCGGCGTTGGCCGGGCGCGCAGCTGCGCCGGGAGTGTATACAAAGTGAGAGGAAGGGAAGGGGAAACATGAAAATCGCGTATAAGGAAATCAATTTTAGGTCGGCCAGCCGCAATCTGATCGACCAGGTGAACGGCATCATCCGCGAATACGAAGTCATGGGTTACTCACTGACGCTTCGCCAAGTCTATTATCAACTTGTCTCCAGGGATGTAATCCCGAATACCGAACGGAGCTATAAAAACCTGGGCAGCATCATATCCGATGCGCGCATGGCCGGACTCATCAGCTGGACGGCCATCGAGGACCGGACGCGTAACCTTCGCAGCAACTCACACTGGTCATCCCCGGCAAGTATTATCCGCTCTGCGGCGGCTTCATTCGCTTTCGACAAATGGGAAGACCAGGAGCATTACGTAGAGGTGTGGGTCGAAAAGGACGCCCTGATCGGCGTTGTCGGTCAGATATGCGAGGAATTGGACGTTCCGCATTTCTCCTGCCGGGGCTACGTCAGCCAGTCGGAAATGTGGGTCGCTGGGCGGCGGCTGCGGTCCGAAGAGGACCAAGGCCGACAAACTGTGATCCTGCACCTGGGCGACCACGATCCAAGCGGCAAGGATATGAGCCGGGATATCCTGGACCGGCTAGAAACTTTTGAAACGTCACCGATTTTCCGCCGTCTGGCGCTTAATATGGATCAAATTGAAGAGTACAGTCCGCCGCCGAACCCGACCAAGCTAACCGATGCCCGTGCGAAAGGCTATATTGCCGATTATGGGAATGAATGCTGGGAACTGGATGCACTCCGTCCGGATGTGATCGGCAGATTGATCCGCAGCCATGTCACGGAATATTGCGACCTGGACAAGCTTGCCAAGGCACGGGAGCGTGAAGAAAAAGCGCGTGATCTGCTCTACCGGGTCTCAGACAATTGGGAAGAAATTGAAGGTGATTACCGTTAAAGGGAAGATCGGTCAAGACCGGATTACAAGAGAAGAACGGTCAAGGCCGAATTAGGCTGTACGAGGAAGTAGCTAATGCAATGCCGGATTGCACCGGACCATATCGGGCGCACAATGCCACCCAAAACGACGTAAAGCAACGCGGGGTAAGTCGTCCCGGCCGCCGCGAAGAGAACCAGGAGAAGACTTGCCCTGGTGTGTCTGCGGCTGGGAGCCGTCAGATGGTAAGGGTGTAGACCAAGCGCATGCCCCTGCATGCCCCTAGATGGGCGGTGTGACTCCACCGACCCTATTCCCGTCCGTGTGGCCCGAGAGGGCCAGGCTGGCGGTCAGAGCGGCAATAGCCCACGCGATAAAGCACGACCTAGGCGCGTCTGATGACCGTAAAAGGTGAGTGACCGGCAACCCGATATACGCCAGTCCTTTCCCGCAGTCTCCCCTTAACGGGGGGGCTGTGGCTCGCTCCCTCCTCCCCTCTACCGCCATCACGGTTCGACGCTTCTGTCAACACTAAATTACGAGCCACAAAATGCAGGGGCGGGCGTGGGGAGCATGCTTCAAATCTTTACGGCTCGCGGAGCGAGGCCACCTTCTTACGAGCCCTGGGGATAACCGTAGGGCAGAGGGGAGTTATCCACAACCCACCTTGACACCAAGGGCGCAGCGGCACCCGCCGCGAGCATACGCAAAAACGTGACACTATTGCGAATTGAGCATACAGTGAAAAATTAGAAATAGTGAAGGGAAGCGGATCGACCCCGATAGTGACCCCACGCCGCACCAGCGGCCAACAACCCCTACGAAGTGGCAGGAAAAAGCGATCGGCGCGCCGCGATTTAATTTTGGATACAAAATACTTGAAAAAGGATACAAAGTTGTGTATTATGGATACATAAGGAGTTGATGAAATGAACAAGCATATGGCGATTGACCAGGTGTACCGGATCGCTACGTTGACGGAGCCGACAGAAGAAATTCGTTCCCTCCTGGGCGATCTAGCGTTTGACCGGGTGCTGGAGCTGCTGCTCATGCTTCGGCAGTCGCCGGGCAAGGTGCGGCATCCGGAAGGTTTTTTGCGCCGGGCGATTCTGGAGGATTGGCAGCCTGGGCAGATACCGCAGAAGCTTGATCGGCGGACCGAAAATGCAGAAGAACGATACTACATGCGGCGCGGCTACTCGCCGGAGCAGGCGCGCCAGGCGGTCCAGGAGGGCCGACAGAAGGGTTGGGGAGTATGAAGGACACCAGGAAGAACATAAAGGCGGCTCCGGCCGTCAAAGCCGGGCTGAACGCGATTCAGAAAGAGTTGAAGCTGAAAACAGAGAGCCAGGCTATTGCTTACCTTGCGGCCATGTATCGGATCATGAAGGAGCGGAAGATTTCGCTGGCCGATCATCAGGAGTTTTTGGCGGCGGCCGAGGAATCGAACCGACAGGCATCAATCTAACGTATACGGATTCCAGGGAGCTGCGCGACCGGCCAACGCCGATCCGCACCGAGAGCGTATACGAATTAACCAGGCGCCGGCGGCGAATTGCATACGAAATCGAGCTGCAGGCGGCGAGATCCAGGAGGGGAATGTATACGATGGGCTATGGTGTACCAAAAGAGGCGGCGGAAACGACAATACGTGTTCCGGCCAGCCTGAAAGATGATCTTAATGGGATGAAGGATTTAATGCGAGCTGATACGCCGCATGGAGTCGTTCGGAAGCTGATCGACTACCGGGTGAAAAACGAAGAGGAAAAAGTGCGATTAGAAAGACAATACAAGCAAGATATAGCGCGGATCGAGAAGGAAAAAAACGATTTGAAGGCTCACCAGGTCAAATATATGCTTGATTTGGGCGGGAATTATGGTAAACAAGAGTTTGCCAAGATCAAAGAGGAATTGGGCCTATCTACGGACCTGGCAGTATTGACGTTTTTGGTGGAGTGCTACCGTGGGATTCCACAAGTACCAATGGGGGCATTTGAATCCTATATTCGATTGAAGAGAGCAGGGGAATGAGCATGGAGAAGATCGAAGAAATATTGAAGAAAATTGAAGATCATTTGTCCCAGCTGCTGGAGGATGAAAAACGAATCAAAGCGGATATTATCAAAGCGCCGGAACTCCGTCCCGATCCGGGCGTGAGCCGGGAGTTTTTGGAGCATCAATTGGTGCAGACCGAAGGAGCCATAATCGGCGTGAGCCAGGTGATTAATATCATCCGCAACGGCGACGCTTATATAATATAAAGGTGGTAGAAATGGTGAAAAGATATGTCTTTAGTTTGGGTGAACAGCACACAATTATCCTAGCTCTACAGGATCGGATTAAGTATCTTGAGAGTCGCTTACATCATAACTACACTGGTGAAGCTGCGGAAGAGGTTAAGAAGCAGATTGAGGAAGCTAATTCTGCGTTGAAAAAGATGAATAAATAAAAATTAATATCACAAATGAATAACGGTGTGTACTGAATGGTAGACGCATATAGCGAATTAGAGAGGATGAGAGATTTGGAAAACTATTTCAAAGCTGAAAGAACAGGGATTATCTACGTGTGTGAAGCATCGAATTGCCAGGATGATACGTTTTTTCAGGATCACAAAGGGCCGCATGTGTTTTTTGAAATTGACGCTGATATTGATTCAGCGCTGCCTGGCTGCCCTGTTTGCGGTTCGCAGGATAACATCTACACTCATGCAAGAGCGGTTCTCAAAACTACTGAGGTTCTGAACGAAGACGAAGAATAATGCGCAGTACGAAAAAACTATGAGAGAAATTTTAAGGGGGATTAGGAAATGAAGGTTAAAGATATAATTTCGTTCCTTCAAAGAATGCCGCAGGAATCCGAAGTTTGGACCGGTCCATATAAAGGCGGGAAACTGGAAAGGATTATTGACGCGACGAAGGAGAAGGACGAAGACCCTACCGAGGATGACAGTATAGTTTTATGGACTACATAATTGAGTTGTATACGAATCGGCGGCAGCTGCGCGCCTGGCTAATGCCTTTTCGTATACATTAGCAGCTCCGTGGATCTCGAATTTGTATACGTATCTTGTCCGGATCGGCGCTGGCCAGCCGCGCAGCTGCCGCCGATTCGTATACATTCAGACCGAACTGATATTCTAAACTGAATTGGAGATGGTTGATTGTGGCACATAATTTGACTCTATCGGTGTTTGAAAATAAAAGGCTGATATACTGGGATGCTCCATCGCCCCAAGACTATGACGAGACATTTGATCAATTTTACGACGAGAGTCGGGATACTTACGAAGAACACCGTCAAAGGGGCGTCAGAACCGGATTCACGATCTGGAAGGGGGGTAAGCATGTCGATTGATAAGCTGCTTGAATGGGCTAAGACGGAAGCTGTAAAGCTGGTGAATCGCCTACAGCACACTGACGAGGAAAAACGACTGATCGCCACCGGCTATATGATGGGGTTCTGTGATGGGATTTTGATAAATGGACAAGCCCGAAAAACGGAGCAATCAGGAGAAAACGGGAGAACGTGATTTTTGAGTTTTGGGGGTAAAACCCCATTGTTCCACGGAAGCAAAAACGGCCGTCACGGGCAAATTTGACCGAATTTGAGGATCGGACGGCCGGACATCTTCACAAAATACCGGATTTTGGACATATGTATGGGGGGCTAAAATGCAAGCAGCCTATTTTGATCATAACTTCTGGCTCTGGATGAAGGAGAGCCCTTGGCATATGGGGATTATCGTTACGCTGTGTATCCTTTTGGTTGTCAGCATGGCATTAGTTTTTATAGAGGAGAGAACACCGAAAATGAAAGATTATACCGCGTTGATCCGGCGTGCCCTGGACGCGGCGGGATACACACACGAGCCAGCCACGCCGGAAGCACTGCGTAATTGCTTCGCAGATTACATTGACGCGGGAGTATGGATCAACCTAGAATTAGAGGACATGGACGAGCTAACCATAGCGGATATGGCTAGAGGTCTAATCCGACTAAAAGGGTGATACGGTGAAATGCTGAAATCGAAGGAAATCGCGGCTTTTTTAGGCGTCGAGGCTGTTACGATCCGTAAGTATTGCGCGGCGCTTGAAGCACACGGGTATAGCGTACAGAAGGATGAAAACGGACATAGACAATACGACGATAAAGATGCTACGGCTTTTCAGGAGTTGAAGGCGCTACGGGAACGGACTGGCCTACCATTGGATAAATGCGCGGAAGTAATAGCCGCAAGGGTTAAAGAGGCGTCCGGCAGCGTAGCGCCTGCCGTAATACCCCAAAATCAAGATGCCATTGTACGGATGGAAGAGCGCTATAAAGAGCAGACCGAGATTATAAACCGGCTAATGGAGCATAACGAGCGCCAGGCGGCGGAATTAGCCCGGGTGCATAGCCGGATGGACGAGCAGAACGCTAATTTGACCACTATACTACGGGAAATGCAGGAGACTAGACGAATGGTGGCGGCAGATCAGTCCCGGAAATGGTGGAAATTTTGGGATCGGGGGCAAGCTGACGGTCCCGATCCGGAAGCAGCCTGGAAGAAAAAGCAGAATCCCGAGCAGTATCTTAAATAGCCGGGGGCGTGGGGAATAATAGAGATATTATCTCTATACTACGCTGCACGGTGCTACGGCATAGCGGCCTTTTATTGGTCGCTTTTTTTGTTGTATGCTAAAAATAAAAATAAAAGGAGGAGATTTGATTTTGAAATGGGGAGTTATAGTTGGGTGGAAAGAGGAAAGACCCGAAAGAAGTAGTAAAAACGCTTTGCGTGAATGTAAAACAAAAGATAATCGATGAAATTGAAAAAGATGGAAACCCTAAGCACGTTGTGGAAGCATTGTTGATCGAGAAATATTCTAAAAAAGAGTAATGGACATATTTCCCTTTTTTTTTTATAATTACATACGCATGTAGGTTCTAAATAGAACTTGTGTTCTCAAAAGTTTTTTTGAAAAAAAAGCTCCTATTTGCCTAACCGTGCTACGTCTTAATATAATACAACACTGCACGGTGACAAATGGTAGTATATTTTGCTATCCTTGTAATTAACAAAGCCGCATAGCAAAAAACCCCGCCAGGTGTTGGTAGCACCTTGCAGGGTCACATGGGTCAGAGCACACACCGCTCATCCCCTCACACATGGTACTGTTTTTTTACATACGTTGCAATAGTACGGGCGTAGGTAAAGAATCATGTTCTTTTGTGTAAATTTTCACAATTAACGTTGTGAAATAGGGATAGGGTGCAGCCAAATGGCCGCACCCTTTTTCTATGTCAGGAGAAGTCAGGAGGTCCCCGGAATGTCCACGGTAAGCGGAGATACATATTATTCGACGGATGCGGATCGCATGTATGAGATTACGGCCGTTAAAGTCCCGATGCGCAATGGAGACTCCTTTTATTTAACGAACACAATGACGCTCGGTGACGCGATTGTTGCATCTTCGGTTTTCCTTCTGCTGGCATTTTTGGTGCTAAAGTGGCTACTTAATTCAGTATGGAGGAGGTCTTAGGCATGATAACTGTATCCAGCTATAGCCCGCAAGCTGCCGCCGCCGTTATCGGCCTGGCCTTTACCGTACCCGTCATTTTGGGTTTGCTGGTCCGCTATTTAGTTAAGGTGGTGAGCTTATCCAAACCTTAATTGGCGCAGCCCTCATTTGGCTCTTGGGAAACCCTGATTTGCTCTTGCTGCTTTGTAGCTTTACATTCGCTCTCGGTGTACTGCATACCGTTTTCTCAGTATGGATTTACATTGAGGATAAAAAAGCGGAGGAAAGGTGGCGGGAAATTTGAACGTCGGCGACGTATTCGACTGGGCGTTCTTCTGGCAAATGTTTCGTAATTTTATGGCTACCGTCTCGCCGTTTGTGATGATACCCACGGTAATAATGGCGGTCGGCTTGCTGATCGGAGTCATAATTTATGCCGTAAGATCGGCGCGGGCATCATGAACCCAACGATTAATTTTCCGACCACTTTTTTTACGGACCAACGTTTGAGCCAAATGTGGGCCTATACCCGATATTTCCTAGCCTATAATCAAAAGTTGGTTATGATCCTCGTAGCCTTGATTGTGGCGGGAATGGTAGCTGTCCTAATCGTTGGGATCGGTGCAGAGGCCCGGCGTAAAGATTCAAAGGACAACGATGATGACGATGTAGATTTTGATTATTACTAA